CGCGGGCTTTGACTTCAACATCGAATGGCACATTGACAATATCCTTGCCACTACCCCTTCCCACACATGCGCCCTGCCACTGAGTCGATAGGTACTCAGCTACAACTCGCTCTGTGCGAAACCCTCTATGCTTTCTTGATTGACTAGCCATTACACATCGTCATAACAAATCCCACATAACCACCATGCATAAACTTCCATAAGGTCAGATTCGGGAGTCGCTTCTTCACATCTAGAACATTCAACAGTGTCATCCATTACCTAAGCCAGCCATGTAACCCATTGCAATGCCACCAATGAATAGAGCTAGTGTAAGGATCATCAGGAGCGTTTCCTTATCCATTGACAGCCTTGCACTTATTGCATGACCAAGTGCCAGCAACTACTACACCTTCTTCAATTCTTGCAGTAATTGTGATGTCCTTAGCTTCTGTTGGTTCATTGCATAACTGGCAAATCACTGTGTCAATCATAGGAATGTCTTGAACATCAACCCATCCATCTACTGTATGAATCTCTGCATATCCCATTATACTCTCGCCTTCTGCGGTTCCCATTTTCCGCTACTTGAAACGACATACCATCGAGCTTGACAACTAGGTGTGCCACCAGTTTGAGATTTAGCAGGGCACATAAATCCACCCCACTGCTTGCCATTTTTTTCACCAGTTTTCCATTCCATAGCCCCATGATCACATGTCTCACTAGGTGATTGGATATTTACAATCTCTGCAATTACTTCTTGTTCCTTGAAAGATGTATTCCAGTAATCCACATCAACTGGCTCCTTAACTATTTGTAAAGCTGGATGATTAGGTGCAACCTTGGTCATTTCTTCTCTGCTAGGACGCTTTCCTTTAGGAGCATAACCCGCATTTGCAAGCGCTCTGCCAATAGCAGATGTCTCGCAATTCTCCAATGCAGAAGTTTGATTGACCCCGCGAGTGCTAACTGTTTCTTCAGCGTACCCTGTCGCCCATGCAATGCTATCTTGGCTAGTTTTGTAGAGATATGCCTTAACAATATATCTACTAGCTTCCACAACTTCCAACTCAGTGCTAATACGAAAATCTGGATAGTCTTTAATAAACTTTTCAAGTCTCACCTCTACTGGCTCGTAATCGGCTAAATTAAACATAGAGTGCATTCTCCTCTGTTTTGAGTTGTCCAGCGATTGCTAGATAACTTGCTCCATCAATCCAAGAATCGACTCTTGATCCATCTTCGATTGTCCTTGCGATTTTGACCAACGATAGGATAACTGCGACTTGGTGATCTTCCACTGGCATTTCAAGGTAGGCACTGATAAGTCGTGCTGCTCGTGCCATATTGTCACTTGGGTGGCCGTAAGCGAGTCCTCTGTCCGAGTAAAGGTCAGTGGCAGAACTAAGTATCTCTGCATGTTTCATTCTTGCCAAAAATCTGCTCGATTGACTGCTCTGCCTTTGTGCCAGCCATCGCGATGCCCGCGATCATAGGCTTCTTTGTAGGATTGTAACGCCCATATAATAAAGCTAATACCTGCCCCTATAAGGCATATAATTAGCAGCTTGTCATTGTTGCTCATTTTGTACCTATCTGTGCCAATGCCCTCGATTGGCTACAGGATTAAGGTCTCATGCCTATCTGACAATGTCCAACACATTTTGATAACGAAATGGTAACGAATCTGCCTCATCAATCATCGTGTCAATGGTGCGTATTACATCAAGCGTAAAGTCGTCCATATAGGGTGAATGACCCATCCTTGTTTATAGGCACTAGCATCGGGCTAACGCGGTCTCCATGTGTCTCAATGACTGCCACGCTCATCTGCCAATTAGCACTCCCAGCCTTCAAATAAGAGGCTTTCTTCTTGTCCATGACATTTCCTGCCTCTAAGCCCCAAAGAGTCCTGTATGAGGCTCCTATGCCCTCTGTGAAGGCACTAATGCCCGCTCTGTGAGTGTGACCACAGACCACAGACTTCCCGAACTTCTTAGCCAGCCCAAGAGCTGTAAGCCCAGCGTTGGAGTTCATTGATCCTTCATCGCCATGGACTAAGACCCATCCCTTATGAAACTCGAATGGTCTTTTATGGAAGCGGATTCCGAGTCCAGCGAAGTCCATAAACTTTGCGTATTCCAGTTCTGGTAATCCGATGAGGCTAGGTGCGCGTAATAGTGTGTGGTATAGGCGGTCTGTGTGATTGCTCCGAGTGACATCTGTTGTGCCGAGTTCATAGAGAATATCCTGCGCAAGGCTTCTGTCAGCATCTAGCGTACCTTCCCACTCTAAAGCAGTACCCTGCGCCCAGCGCGACTGAGACTGCATGTCCAACTCATCACCCGTATTAAGGATAAGGTCGAACTTCTCTCGCTTTACTAACTTGATAAGATTCTTAACAGCTTGCTCATGGTGATAAGGGATTTGTAAATCCGAGATAACCAAGTATCGGCGTTTAGTCATCGTCCTCATCTTCATAATCGCCGAACCTGTTTGGATCGACTGGGTCTGGCAGAATCCATGCAGGATAGGACTGAGTATCAGTAATCATAAATAGCGCGACACCTTCAGCGAAACCCGCTTTACGCAATGACTTCCAATACTCATGTAATCCGATGCAGTAAGCATCAAGTTTTGAGTAACCCTGTTCCTCTAGCTCTTTTGCTTTTCTTGCCATAGCAGAATGTTACCTGTCTAGTAAGATGTTGTAGATTTCATCAACTCGCGTGTTGAGTCTTTTAATCTCAGACAACAGATGAGTAATCACATAACCAGCAAGACCCCCAATGACACCGAGAGTTGCTAGATAGAAAGTAAAGAAATCCTGCTGCGTCACTTCTTAATTCCCATAGCGGGATCATTGACATTGAGATAGCGCATAACTGGTGGCAGAATAGAAGCAACACCTGCTGCAATAAGAGCCTTAGGGTCAGTGACCCCAGCAGCTGCCATTGAGATTACTGCTACTAAAAAGGCTCTAGCCCAAGAACCTGCTGCTGTCTTTAGTTCATTCATTATTCTCCGCCTAACATAGGTATTTGAAAAAACTCACCCAGTAAGTCAGCTTCTTTCTTAAAGCTGACATGCATGTGGTGAAGGTGTTTGTTAGCCCCTGTGTAGTTGCGCCACTTCCAGTTAAGGACGGGAGACGCAATCCTGCCGTTAAATATAATGTACGAGATGCGCTTTTCTGCCTTAGACTTGCAACTGATTCGAAGTTGATCTGCAAGGTCTGGCATGATATGCGGCTTGACTCCTGCACCGAATAAGTCTGCGTCAATGTCAATGGCACGAACCCAGCCCTGCTCATCTGGATTATGATCAGACTTGCGAGCAGCGTGTCGGGTATCACCGACCCAACCATCCGATGCCCTATCACGATCTGGGAAGGAATCATCTAACTGTTCCCTTAACTGGATAGCAGCTTTAGATAACTTTGCCATAATCGGGGTTATCTTTGTTTAGATATGCCTGAAAGTCAGAGTTGGCTGGGTCACTTGGTATTGACAATGTATAACCATTTTCATAATAAGCCATAATTACTTGATTGCCTGATGGGGTATCAATAACTTCATAAGTTGGATTTGTCATTTTTTATCTCCTATAACTCTGCAATGAACCATAAATAACCTGTCGTGTTATTTAGATAACAATAACCAGCAAAACCTTCGGTCATACCTGACCCTGAAAAATACACTTGCACATTTTGGAAATTATTAGTGTCTATAATGGCAGTTGAAAAACTAGAACCAGTAGCCGTAGATGTTCTAGTAATTGCGTAATAACTTCCAGCAGTATTTTGCGCTAAAGTAGGTCTAGTTCTCATTGAAACTGGTAGTGATATGCCAACGATTGCTTGACTTGCTGAATAAATAGACGCCATACCAATAAAATCATTACTTGTTTCTGCGTAAGCAATAAAGTACCTCTGGCAAGCGGCTAATTCTAAAGCTATGGTTCCACCTGCTCGGCTAAAATCAGAGGCACTAGCCGCCTCTTCTAATTGTACGCCTGTAATTTCTAAATAATCTGCTGCCCCTGCAGTACCAGTTGGATTATAATAAACATAAAAACCAATTTCAGTTGTAGTGCTTGCTAAAGTTGCACTTGCGCTAAACTTTTGCCAAGTTGCAGTAAGTGTTTTAGTTGTAGATATTGGTGTAGCACTACCAGTGAAGCCAGCCAAAATATTTTCGTTAGTGCCTGTACCAGTTGCCACAACAAGATTAAGAATATCTGAGGTAGCGGAAAAGTTAGCACCCTTGCGAGCATAAAAAGAAACAGTAACTGTTTGCCCTGCAAGAGGTATTGAGTTGATAGTCTCAATAGTCTGTGCAAAATAAACTGCCCCTGTTTGAGTTGTACCGCTATCGCGCCCCACTCTTGCTGCGTATTGAATATTAGGTAAGTTTGTTGTGTCACCTGTTGCTTGTCGGCTTACTGTGCAGTTTCCGCCTGAGGCTTGTAAAGCTTGGAAACGGTCTGTTGTATAAACGCGTGTGCTAGTAAATGCTATTGAAGTACCGCGTTGCCATATATCCATGCCGCCGTTAATAATAAAGTTCTTACCAGCTACATAAGATGAACCAGAAGAACCAGCAGAAGGTGTAGTCCATGTAAAGTCCATGTCTGTGCCAGTTGTCTTAGCAAGCACTTGACCTGTCGTGCCACCTTTAAGATCAACTAGAGATGCGTCAATAGAGTCGCCTAGTGTCTCAATGGCTGTAGCACCATTCTTTACTAGATCACTGGATGTCGGTACTGACCATCCAAAATTGGGTGTTGTTGTTGCCATTAGGTTAGTGCTCCTGTCGCGTTAGACCAGATAAGTGTAGCATTTACGCCTGTCCAAATTAGAGAGGCAGGCAATACTGTTTCCCACTGGGTAGTGGATAGTGAGAAATCTGTAGCTGAGATGTAAAGGGTAATCTCTGTATAACTAGGTGTTGCTCGCAAGGCTACATTCTCGACAAAGCCATCGAAAGAGCCACCGAACAAGTTAGTAGGCAAGTTAGTAATCAAGACAGGCTGGCCAAAAAACACGCCAATAAGTGAGTCCAGCATTGCGCTAGGCATATCTGGGTTATCAAGTCTAAAAGTAATTGCTCCCAATGAGGCTCTAGGGTTCTTGCGTAGGTTTAACTCTCTAGTGGCAATATCAGTGATGTCTAAAAGGTTCTTAATGTTGGAATCGACTGAACGCTCAAAGAGGCCGTAAGAGGCTATAGAGTCGCTATCAGAGGTGCTGTAGGTCGAACCATAGGCTGTGGAGTAGCGATAGATAAGGCTGTTGCGGATGCGGGCAATCTGAGTCTGAGACTGGATACTGCTAGGAGTTGCATAAGAGCCATCAAGGTTAGTAAAGCCATTAGCAGCAAGGTAGTTAGATCGATGGTCTGCATCGTCATAACTAACATCGCCGTCCTTTTCCTCATAGACAGTGCCTAGTGCGCTAGTGGCAATCTGGTCTGCAAGGGTTTGAGACTTGGCAGATGCACTAGCTGCAAGTGCAATCATCGTGTAGAAGCCTGCGTCAATAGTGCCGATGTAAGTCTCTGCTTCAGCCCATGTAGTAGTTGCAGGGTATGTATCCCAAGTCACGGTAGGGGTAACTTCTGCCCAAGTAAGGTTAAGAGCTTGTCCTAGGATTTCTGCAATTTGTGCGCCATCTAAGGCTTCTGCTAGGGCAGTGTTGTAGATTGCCTTAGTCAGTTTAGCCAGTGCGCCAATACCTAAAATTGTTCCAGTGGTAATAAAGCCAGTCTCATTTGGGCTTCTAACACCAACACTAAAGTCTGAAACTTCCCCACCAAATACAGTAACATAAGTACCACTTGAGTTCTTTAGTTCTAGAAGTATTGGTTCAGTTACATTGATTGTGAAATCTGCTCCAGTGGTGTTGATAATCTGTACTTGGCAGTAGCCAGCAGTAGCCTGTCTATCAATGTCTAAGCGACCAGATGCAAAAGAAACAGAAGTGACAGTTGTATAAACATCATCGCCTACACTGATTCGCCATTCTGGAAGCCAAGCCATTAACGCAACCTTAGTGTGCCACGATCAACTGCGCCCTGTAGATATTGGTCAAGGGTCTCGGCAATGGCGTTAGGGTCTCCCACGCCAGTATTGATAGTTACAGCAAAATTATACAAAGAACTCTTGGCAAATGCTGCTGCATCTGCTGCATTCTGTGCATCTAGCAGGTCAGCCATTGCATTGGCTCTGGCTGTAGCAGCAGCGGCGAACTCCTCTATTGCTGCCATAGATACACCGCTTGTTGGAATCTTAGGCACAAAATCGCCAATGGGAATACCAGAAGGGCTAACTCCGCCTGTACTCGTACCAGCACCAGTTATCTTGGCCTGACCAGTCATGCTACTCATAGCATTCAATTTAGCAATAGCAGCATCTAGATTAGCAAGATTGATTAAGTCCTTAGGTACGATCTTATCCAAAATAGACTTAATATCAGCCAGTTTGAGATTTTGATTTTGCAAGGTTCCTAAGATTTTAAGGTCTTGGTTGAGTTGGTTTGTAGCAGCTGTAATGCGAGCTTCATCCTTAGAAGCAATAGCATCTTCAAGGTTGGCAATATCCTGCTTAATCTTTAGGCGAGTCATATCATTGGTAATAGCAAGAAGTTGAGCAGTGCTAGTTACCTTGCCTAATTGTTCTGCTTGATTGATTTGGGCTGCATTGAGTTGAATAGCATCCATATCAAAAACATCAGTAGCTTTACCAAGTGCAAGGTTAGCCTTGTCAATAACACCTTGAAGTTTCTTAGCTGTGTTCTGTTTATTAAGCAGAGCAAGTCTTTCTTTCTCTCTGCGTAATGCATCTTTCTCCATTTTAGCCAGAAGTTCTTGCTGCTTCTTTTCAGTAAGAGTAAGTTTGGCTTCTTCCTTTTTAAGTGGGGATACAACATTTCCTCCTACTTGCTTGCCTACAAAGCCAAAGAAAATGTCTTTACCTAATTTTTTTAGATTCTGCGCAAGAGTAGGAATCGCGCCAACACTAGTTCCTGCTGCAAGTGTTACTTTGTTAAATAACCCAGCCATCGTTTCTAAGAAAATAACCGCATCACTTGCTTCTGTTCCGCCAGCTGCTCGGGCTAAGGCATCAACAAACCCTTCACCAATAAGTTCAGAAGCCTTTCCTGTTGCAGTGCTTAAGACATCCATTTTGTAAGAAGTTGTAGTTAGGTAATCTTCTGCTGCTCCAGCTGATTTCTTTAAGATAACTGACAAAATCTCATTGAACGACATTGTCGTAAGTTCAGCCCTTGTCAAACCTGAGTTGTATTTGACTAGACCTCGAGTAACTCCAACATAACCCTTACCTAAATCCTGTGTGACTGTGGCTAGATCAATGCCAGAGGCTCGGCTAATCGTGATTGCATCATTGAGAAGTTTCTGGGATTGGGTCAATGAGCCAGTAGTGGTAAGCAAACCTTGAAACGCTGGACGAAGAATGTCGTCCGCAATTGCCGCTGAAGTTTCTAATTTATCGATGTAGTCAGCAATTGCAGGATTAGCAAAGCCAATGCCTAGATTCTCTACTGCTCGGTTAAGTCTAAGGGCTGCTGCTTCATCCGCTGCAAAGGCTTTTACTGCTGTCTTGCTAAATTGGACTAATGCCGTTGCGCCAAATGCAATTCCAAATGTGCCTGCAAGTTTCTTGACATTGCTATTGAGTTTTCCTACAGCAGTATCGGCTTGCTTAAAGGCCTTGTTGCCAGTGTATTCAGCTGCTAAGTTAATGACTACTGATGGATCAACTGCCATTATTTAACTCCCATAGCGTCATAGAACTTTAATTTAGAGTTCTCA